CAGTGGTCGGCTCGTAAAGCACAGCTTGTGTCACAGGAATACGAGAAAGCAGGCGGCGGCTATACTGGTAGTAAGAGCAGCGCACAGAAGTCTTTGAGCAAGTGGACGAAGGAAGAGTGGGGTACGAAGTCTGGCAAGCCTTCGACCCAAGGACCGAAAGCCACAGGCGAGCGGTACCTACCCAAGAAAGCCAGAGAGTCGTTGAGTTCCAAAGAGTATGCTGCAACGACCAAAGCGAAGCGTGAGGGGACAAAGGCAGGCAAGCAGTTCGTTCAGCAGCCCAAAAAGATTGCCAAGAAAACAGCCAAGTACAGGTGACATATGCCAGCGAAGAGTGAGAAGCAGCGCAAGTTCATGATGGCGGTGGCGAACAACCCGAAGTTTGCCAAGCAGGTTGGCGTACCTCAGTCTGTCGGTAAAGAGTTTGTCGAACCCAAGAAGCGTAAAGGTAAGAAGAAATGAGCGCCCGGTACCTCAGAAACAAAAACGACGGGTTCATCTATCACTGGCATCCGATTCTTGCCAAGAACCCGTTGTGTGAAGAGATCACAGAACAGGAAGCCTTTCCTGAGCGGTTCATCAATCACGAAATTGTTGAGCAGTCTGTGACACGCAGACGTGGGCGCAAAGCCAAGGCGCTGTCACTGGCTACTGAGGACGTACCGGAAGAACCCAAGTTCGAGTCCGAAGACCTGAACATCGAAGCGTCAAGGAACCTACCCGATGGCATTTAGTGCAGCGAACGTGATTACTGAAGTCAGACGGTTGATTCAAGACACCGAGTCGCCTGCACGCTACACGGACGAGGTGATCGTCGGCTTCATCAATCAGGTTCTGTACAAGATGCTAGCCATGCGTCCTGACTTGTTCTCCTACATCGACACAGCAGTAGCAACCACGGCAGACACTGTTCTACAGTCGTTGCCAGCAGGTGCCTCACAACTGATTGACGTGTTCAGTGTCACGCTGTCAGGAACAAAGACAGCAGTCACGGAGAGTACGCGAGAGGTCTTCGATCAGACTTATCCGGGATGGGTAGGCAGTGCATCGGGCACGCCAACCACGTTCATGCGACACAAACGCAATCCGCTTCGATACATGCTCTACCCTGCTCCATCAGCGGGTGTGACGGTCACAGCGGAGTATTCTCGCGTACCCGCTACTGTCAACGATGTAGCCATTACCGCTGCGACGAAGGCAGACAATATTCGTGACGTGCCTGATATGCACTTCTCGACAGTCGTTGATGGTACAGTCTACATGTGCGAGTCGGTTGATGATGAGTACACCAACGATGGGCGTGCTAAACTTGCTCTTGACACGTTCCTTGCAGTGCTTGGTGCGTCGGCTAAGTCCAAGGACGCTATTGAAACGACGGCGGCGCAGACGCCAAAAGACAGACCGTCTGGGTCACTTTCATCGTAGGGGTAAGACATGGCTGAGCGTGCCTACACAACACTTGTGACGCGACTATCGCCGCACCTTGCGTCGTGTCCGCACCCTATCATCGTCGATCAGATCAGGCTGTCTGCGATTCAGGCGTGTGAGCGCACGCTGATTTATAGGCATGTGCAGACTGAGTTCAACCTTACCCCAAACCAGTTTACCTATACCTACACAAAGCCTGCGAACACAGACGTACATGCTGTGTTTGAGGCAATCATGAACGACAAGCCGCTTGAGCGTCTGACGCTTGAGCAGGCGCTTGAGCGTAACCCCCGCTGGGCAGACGTATCGCAGACTGACGAAGCGAGCGAGCCTAGAATCATCTGTGGCGTGACCACAGAAAGCTACAACATCTTCCCTATGCCCGACGCTTCCAAGACCTACAAGCTGCGGCTGGTGTATGCACTCAAGCCGACACGCGCCTCAACAGGTCTTGAGCAATGGGTGTTTGACGAACTCGAAGACTGTATTTTCCATAATGCACTGCAAGAACTCATGCTGATGCCAAACCAGCCGTGGTCAAACGCTGATGTAGCGGGGTACCATGCAAAACAGTATGTATTCAAGCTGAGCGAGCGCAGAGCGCGTGCTAATCTAGGGACTATGCGTGGCAGCATGTCAGTGCGAATGAAACCGTTTGCCTAAGTGGTGGGACTATGATCAAGAAACATGGTGGAGTATTTGGACGCAACCCGACATTCAACGACGTTGATGTTGAAGGTGACTTGAGCGTAGAAGGTGATCTGATCCTTAACGGTGACACGTTTACGGGATTAGACTACCAAGGCACTTGGGACGCCAGCACCAACACACCTGCGCTCACAGGCGGCTCAGGCACAACTGGCGAGTTCTACATCGTCAGTGTTGCTGGCGCTACCGACCTCGACGGCATTACGAACTGGGCGATTGGCGACTGGGCCATGTTCAACGGCTCAGCATGGCAGCGGGTAGAAGGCGGCGCAAACGGTAATTTTGTTGATCTGAGCGCATCAGGCAACGTCACGCTCTCAGGCGGGACAGCAAACGGCGTCCTGTATCTTGACGGTAGCAAAGTTGCGACGAGTGGAAGTGCGCTGACGTTTGATGGTAATGACCTGACGCAAAGTGGTACAAACGCTGCTGTATCATTGCAAGTCAACACACAAAATGCCGGAGTAAGTGCCAGCAATTATGCAGAGATACAGCTTGCTGATGTAGGCGCTACTCGATCGTATTGGAGAAGTGTCCGTGATGGTTCAGGCGCAACTATTTTTTCTGGAAACGACCATATTCGCTATGCGTTGCTTGGCTCCGAACAAATGCGCCTTAATAGTACAGGGCTTGGGATTGGCACGAGTTCGCCAAGTGTTGATCTGCATGTTTCATCTAGTACAAGCACGAAAGCTATATTTGAGCGCACAGGATCAACAGGTGCGTATATCGGTCTGAAAGATTCTTCTGGTTTATTAACGTATCTTGGTAGCAATAACGGTACGTTTGAATTGCAGACTTCCGGCAGCGGTTACAGCACAAAACTTGCAGTTGACTCCAGCGGCAACGTCGGGATCGGGACGACTTCGCCGTGGTCGCAGTTGACTGTCGGGTCTGGTGGTGCAGCTAATCCGGCATCTACAGTTACGTTTCATAAAGGCACAGCAAGTGAATATCGGCTAAAACTAACTTCTAGCGTATTTAATTCTGATGGTGAGTGGCTTGGGCTAGGCTTTGGGTACTCTGATAACTACATGAAAGCCGCAATTATTGCGGAAGCTAAAGACGCAAATGCTCGAACTAATCTGCATTTTGCTTTGCAAGATTCTGCCAACAGCACAAACGCCAGCCTGTCCGATAGCAAGATGGTGCTAACGTACACCGGCAACGTCGGGATCGGGACGAGTAGCCCTGTCGCAAAAATAAACAGCGTTTTAATTCAAGCGGATAACGCCAGTTCTTCCGATACGACACTCGCAAATAGTTTCTTGCATTTAGGTGGCGGTGAATATGGGTCGGGTAGGTATTTTCTAACTACTTACGGCTACTCCACATCACAGACAAACTCTGGCGCTTACATTGGAGCGTTGGGCGCAAGCGCATTGGGGTCTGGAAAATACCACCTCGTATTTGGAACAAGAGATGTTACGACAGATTCTGCTCCAACAGAACGCATGCGCATCGACACCTCCGGCAACGTCGGGATCGGGACGAGTTCGCCGGGAAACAAGTTGCATGTAAGTGGGTCTGGGGATGTTGCCAGATTTACGAATGGATCAAATAGTGCTTACTTTGCATTAGATTCCGCTGGATTCACGCTCTTTACAGGTGCAGCTCAGACTGGCAATGGATTATATGCAAAAGCATCAGACAATTCTTTGCAATTTTGGACCAGCAGCAACAGCAAAATGGTCATCGACTCCAGCGGAAACGTCGGGATTGGGACTAGTTCGCCAGCCGTCGCGCTCGACGTTTCGGGCGCAATCCGCGCCAGCACAGGAATCCTGTTCGGGTCAGACACGGCAGCGGCGAACACGCTGGACGATTACGAAGAAGGGACGTGGACGGCGACTCTGAAAGGGTCTACTACAGATCCGACAACTCCCGTGACTACGACTGGTCTATACACTCGCGTTGGTCGTCTGGTGACTATTACTGCGTCGTTCGATAATGTGGACACCACTGGCGCTGCTGGCGATGTAACTGTCACAGGTATCCCATTCAACAACAGCACACCATACACGAGGGTGAGCGGTGTTGTCGGATATCTTGGAAACTTCCCCATTACCAACAAATATGCTAGTTGTGCGATGGACGAGAATGCGACGGCCATCTATTTTAACGACATAGCTGGAACAGGTTATGGAGCAGCATTGCAGCACTCTGCTGGCGCAGGACGATACCTGCGATTTGAGATGACCTATTACGCAGCATAACCCCGCTGGCCGGGAAGATCAGAAACTCAAGGTCGTGCTGGATGGCCCGATTGGAATGGAGAATGAAAAATGGCACTCGAAAAAATCGCAGTCGTTGACAAAATAGAAGTGACCGAATCCGGTCACGTCCAAGTCAGAACAGCCACGCGCATCGTGGAGGACGGGGCTACCCTCAGCCAATCCTTTCACCGCCACGTTGTCGCACCGGGGCAGGACTACAGCCAAGAGGATGAGCGCGTCCGCGCCATTTGCGCAGCAGTTCACACACCTGAAGTTATCGCAGCCTACCAAGCCTCACAGGAGCAAGCAGCATGATTACGTGGTCTATCAACCAACTTGAGCGCCACATCAGCGACGGCGGCGTCATTACGGCGCATTGGGGATGCGTCGCAGCCGACCAAGGCGTGAGCATCAATAACTACGGTTCATGCGGCTTTAGCCCAGACCCGAGCGCGCCGAATTTTGTGCCCTACGACAATCTCACCCAAGACGAAGTGCTTGGTTGGGTCTATACTCAGATCGACAAAGCAGCGATCGAGGCAGACGTGCAAGCTCGCCTTGACGCTAAACTCAACCCGACAGTCGTAGCAGGTGTGCCGTGGTGAAGCTCGAACTGACAGTAGACGAAGTGAACGCAGTGCTCGGCGCACTGGGCCAACTGCCCTACGCGCAAGTCGTGAACCTCATCGGCAACATCCGTGAGCAAGCGGTGAAACAAATCAACCCCCCGAAGGTGCAAGTCGATGACAACCCTTACGAGTGACACGATTGTAGCAGAAAACACCTTCACTGACGCTGTACGGCTTGAGGGGTACTTCAACTTGAGCATCAGCGGAACGATCAGTGGAACGTCAATCGTTACAGTACAACGTAGTATGGACGGCTCAACGGACTGGAAAGACGTTGATACCTTCACCAAAGCAACCGAGGACTACGGCTACGAGCCAGAGTTCATGTACTATCGTGCAGGTTGCAAGACAGGTGAGTTCCAAGCGGGTAACTCAATTGTTATCCGCATTGGGCGGGAAGACAAAGCACGATGATATACTTCAGCGATAGCGAGTTCAAATGCGGGTGTGGCTGTGGGCTTGGTATTGAGTCCATGCAGGAGAGCACGCTTGAATTGCTGGAGAACTGTCGTGCGTTTGCAGGTGTGCCGTTCATCGTCACCAGCAGTATCCGCTGTGTTAAGCACAACAACACTGTGGGTGGTGGAGATCGGTCGGCGCATCTGACTGGTCATGCCGTTGATATCAAAGCGATTGACAGCAATACTCGCCACAAGATTCTGAACGCTGCCTTTCGCCTTAGAGTGCCACGGATCGGTATCGCCAAGACGTTCGTACATCTTGACAACTCACCTTATCTAGCAGCCGATGTAGTGTGGCTGTACGGGAGTAGATCATGAACCCGCTGATCCCAACGCTGATTACGTCAATCGTCAAAGTCATTGCTGACCGAACAAGCAAAGACAATCTCAAGCATCCCACAACGATTGCAGCAGCGGGTACAGCGGTTGCAGCCATTGCTGCACCAGAAGCATTGCCTCCTGAGTCACCCGAAGCCCTGATCACCCAAGCAGTCCTTGCTGTGCTCAGCGTCATTCTGTTCTTCTACCCACCAAGGAAGTCCGACAATGCCGGAAAAGCATGACGTGATCGAGTATCGCCTTGGCACTCTCGAAGCAAGTGTGACCGAGATAAAGAGCGCCGTAAGCAGCATCGACAAAAGCCTTCAGAAACTGACGAGCCTCGAAGAGCGCCATCAGGAAACACGCGACGCACTTAATAGAGCATTTACTCAGATCGAAGATCATGAGGTTCGCATCCGGCACGTTGAAAAAAACGAACCTGTGACAAGGCTCGTTCGCAACTGGATCATCGCAGGAATCACTGGGCTGATCGGTATGGT